GCACCACCTGGCACAAACTGGTCGGCCAAGGCCTCGCCAACCCGAACAACCTGTTCCAGGCCGGCAACGTTCGCGTCGTCGACATCCTCGGCAAGACCTCGATCGTCACCGATGCGCCAGCTCTCGCTCAGGCCGGTACGCCGAACAAGGAAATCATCCTGGGTCTGGCAGCCGGCGCGGCGCTGGTGCACGACAACCGAGACATCATCTCGAACGTGCAGACCAACAACGGCAACGAGCGCATCACCACGACCATCCAGGTGGACTACACCTTTGGCCTCGGGATCAAGGGCTACACCTGGGATGTGGCGAACGGCGGCAAGTCTCCATCCAGCGCCGCGCTTGCGACTGGCACCAACTGGGACAAGACCGCAGCCAGCATCAAGGACACCGCCGGTGTGGCCCTGATCGGCGACGCCTCCAAGTAACCATTCAATGACTGAGCCGGGGCATAATGCCCTGGCCCAGCGGAGTGACAGTGATGACTGACAACAACATCTGGTATCTGCCGGGCCCGTTCCACCGCTATGAAGATGACGTGAAGGCGATCGCCAAGAAGGCAGGTCTGATCATCACCGATGCCAACGTGACGGAAGACCGTGGCGGTGAAGTCGAGAAGCCGCCAAAGGCTAAACTGAAGGCCGAATATCGCGAGAAGGCGAACAGGCCGGAAGCGGACCCTCGCGACAAGTTCACGCTCGATCAGGTGAGAGCCGCGTTGACCGCGGCGAACGTCACGTTCGACGATAAGGCCGATCTGCCAACCCTGCTGAAACTGCTTAAAGAACAGGACTGACCCATGCTCATCATCGAGGACGGCACCGGCAAGCCTGACGCCGAGAGCTACGCATCCGCCGAGGATCTGGCCATGTACGCCGTGAAGTTCGGCGTGACCATCCCGGCGGAAGTGCCAGCGCAAGAAGCACTGCTTCGCCGGTCCGCCTTGGCGATGAATGGCATGACCTGGAAGGGGCGCAAAACGGATAGCGATCAGGCTCTGGCCTGGCCGCGCCGAGGGGTTGAGCTGGACTGCCAGATCAAGCCCGACAACTACCTACCGGCTCGCATCCAGTACGGCCAGATGGCCTTGGCCGCCGAGATCTACACCGACGACATCGATCCGGTCGAGAAGCGCAAAGGCGCGGTAACGCTGGAGCGTGTCGAAGGGGCGGTAACGCGCGAGTACGCGACGATCCCGAACACCAGCGGGCGACTGTTGCCTGCGGCGCCGAACCGGCCGAGCATTACGCAGTTTGCCGATTATCTACACCGTCGTGGGTTGTTTGCAGTGAGAGCGTGAACTAGCTTTACCCTTCCAACAGGGAGGGTTTCAGAATGCCAATTCATAACGTCAACTGCCTTGTTCCGCCAGTACAAGATCAAATTGAGGCTTGGGATAGGTATGTCGCAGCCGTACTTTCGGCTATGAGTTTCAAGGATCTTGAAACGAGCAGAGGGCGATGGATTTAGCTGTTCGTGTTGCCAATGACCTGCTGTCAAAGCGTGAAAAAATAAAGGCCGATATAAAGGCGCATTGGCTCTCATCACCCAATTAACAGAAAACTGGAGCCACCATGGTCTTCTACGAAGAAATGGCCGTGATGGCTCTGGAGATGATCACAGAGTTCGGTCAGCCCGTGATCATCCGGGCAACCACTGCTGGCGAGTACGACCCTGATACCGGCACTGGCAGCCCCGGCATAGTCGCCGAGCAAACTGCTCAAGGCATCCTGCTTGACTTCACCGGCCAAGAATTCCAGAGCAACAGCCTCATCAAGCAGGGCGACAAGAAGCTCAAGATCGCTGCGCAGGGGCTTGATTGGGTTCCGGGTCTGCTTAACAAAGTGATCGTCCAAGGTCGCACCTGGTCGATCGTCCCACCGCTGAAAGAGATCAACCCAGCCGGTACGCCGATTCTCTACGAGTTGCAGGTGCGGTCATGAGCCGCGCCGGAGCAGGCCAGTCTGGCAGCTTCGCGCTGAGCCTTGCCGAGTTCGCCGCCCAAGCCACAGAAGCCATCGACGCCAGCCTGCGCGAGATCATCATCGAGGTCGGCAGCAGCGTTATCCGCATGTCGCCAGTGGGGAGTCCCGAGATCTGGGCACAGAACGCCGTGGCCAGCCAATACAACAAGGCCGTGGACGATCACAACGGCGATCTGCGCAGCGATCCCGCCAACCTGACGAAGGCGGGCCGACTCAAGCCAGGGCGAAAGCTGAACGATGGCATGGATATCGTCGCGCCCGAAGGCTACGTCGGTGGACGGTTTCGGGCGAACTGGCATCTCTCGATCAATGTAGTGGAGAACGTGACCTTTGACGAGGTTGATCCAGGCGGGCAAGCAACAATTGCTGCATTGGTTTCGGCTGTAAGCGACTTCACCGCCGGACAGACTGCCTACCTCATCAACAACCTGCCGTATGCGATTCCATTGGAATACGGGCACTCAAAGCAGGCCCCCGCCGGCATGGTCCGCATCACCGTAGCCCGCTTCCAGCAGATTGTGCTGGAGGCCATCAGGAACAACCAGGTATGAGCCACAAAATCATCCGATCCGTGCTTGAGGGGCGACTGAAGGCATGGGCGGCCGCGCGCAGTCCTGCGTTGCGCATCGCTTACCAGAATGTCGCTTTCACGCCGACAGTGAGCGAGACCTACCTTCGGGCTTTTTTGCTGCCGGCTGGCACGAACAGTAATGACCTCGCCGGAGTGCATCGGCTGTACACGGGCGTGTTTCAGGTCACGATCGTGACCCCCGTTGGCGGCGGTACCGGTGCAGCAGAGGGGCTGGCCAACGAATTGGCCGCGCTGTACCCGCTCAACGATCAGCTGACCAAGACTGGCTTCAGTGTCCAAGTGATGACGCCTTTAGACCCAGGTCCTGAGCAGCAAGAAGACACCGCCTTCGCTTTGCCGGTCTCGTTCCAGTATCGAGCCGACACCACCACCTAATCCGCCCATTGGGCAAACCCAGAACCCGCCATTGAGCGGGTTTTGTCATTTCTGCATAGAGGAAACCTCCCATGGGCTACAAACTCCCGAATGGCGCGACGTTCGAGCATGCTGCTACCTACGCCGCTCCGCTCGCATTCTCGGCCATCTCCAACGCAGCTGAAGCCATCTGCACCACTGTCGGTGCCACGCTGGTGACCGGCGACATCGTTCAGCTCACTTCTGGTTGGACTTCGCTTAATGGCAAAGTGGTCCGCGTGAAAACCGCGACCGCGACCGCGATCACCCTGGAAGCGATCGACACCACCAGCACCCAGATCTTCCCTGCAGGCTCAGGCGCGGGCACGCTGACAAAGGTGCTGACCTGGGCTCAAATCCCTCAGATCACCGATGTGGCCTTCTCCGGCGGCGAGCAGAACTACGCCGACATCGTCTTCCTTGAAGACCAGCAAGGCCGACAGCTGCCGACCGACAAGTCCGCCGCCAGCATGGTGCTGACTGTCGCCGACGACCCTTCTCTGCCTTATGTGGCCGTCGTTACGGCCGCCGATTCCGCGAAGTCTATGCAAGCCGCTCGCCTGAACCTGCCAGGTACCGACAAGCTGTATTACGGCGCCTACACCTCGTTCTCTCTGCAGCCGACGGTCTCCCGCAACAACCTGCTTACTCGCACCGTCTCCCTGGCGCTGCAAGCAGCACCTACCCGCTACCTGTCGTAAGGAATCCTCATGGCAAAGTTTTCCATCGCGCCAAAACCGACGTTCACCGTTGATGTTTCCATTCCGCAGGTTGGCGGTAAGCCGGCAATGGTGCCGTTTACGTTCAAATACCGCGACCGTACGGCGCTGGCTGAGCTGTTCGACTCATGGAAGGAAAAGGCGGAGGCCATCGGCGAGCGCTTCAAGGGTACGCAGCCCTCTCTTTCCGAATTAACCGCGGCCGAAGTCGAGCAGGGCGCTGATCAAATCAAAGACTTGGTCGTGTCGTGGGGCTTCGACGATGAACTCAACGACGAGTCGATCACTGCTCTGGTGAAGAGCTGCATCGGCGTATCGGATGAAGTGGTTAAGGCCTACAGCGAAGCCTTCGGGAAGGCCCGCCTGGGAAACTAACCGCCGCCGCCCGCGCGCTATACGAGCCCACCGGTTCAGCCGAACAGTTGGCCTTGTTCGGACTTTTCCCGGAGGACTACGACGAGACTTTCGAAGTCTGGCCAGACAACTGGAAGGCGTTCCTTGTCATGGATTCGATGGGGACTCAGTGGCGCACAGGCGCATGCGGCGCAACCGGCCTCGATTACGGTGTGCTGTCAGACGTGATGAAACTCGTCGGCGTCCCTGCAAAGGATCGCCCCGGCGTGTTTCAGGACATCCGCATTATGGAGTCGGAAGCCATCGCGGTAATGGCCGACGCGCGCGACAACAGCCCGTAATTACGGGCACTTATTCAAGGTGAGTCGATGAACATTGCAGAACTCGGCATCAAGGTCGACTCCGCTGATGCTGCCCATGCTGCGACCGATCTCGACAAGCTGACCAAGTCCGGTGAGCGTGCAGAGCAATCTGCCGTCGGCCTGATGAAAGAGATGGAGGCGCTGGAGAAGTCGCTGTCGAAAGGCGCGACCACCACGCAGGAGCTGGCCAAGCAACGTGACAGCCTGGCGAAGCTGACCCAGACCGGCGCTTATGGCGAGGCAGAATTTACCAAGATCACCGCGCAGCTCGATAAGCAGCAGTTGGCCTTGGTCAAGTCGACCCTGAATGAGCAGAAGGCGCTGAACAGCCTGCTCGGGGCAATTGATCCGGCCAAGGCTGCAATGTCCAAGCTGGACACTCAAGTCGAGCAGCTGGGTAAGCACCTCGATGCCGGACGCATCAGTCAGGATCAGTACAATTCGGCGCTGAACAAGATCGACAAGGATTACGCCAAGCTCGAAAAAACCGCCACCGGGTTCGACAAACTGAAGCTCGGAACCCGCCAAGCGCAGGAAAACGTCGTTCAATTGGGCAACGCTCTGTCGTCAGGTGACTGGGGTAGTGGCGTTCGTGCAGTGGCACAACTGGGTGTTGGGGCTGGTAGCGCCGCGATTGGCTTCGCTGCCGTTGCTGCTCCTATTGCGTTGGCCGCTGCCGGTATTGCGGCTCTCACAAATGCGTATTACCAGGGCACCAAAGAAACCAGCGAGTACAACAAGGCGCTGACACTCACCGGCAACTTTGCCGGTACCAGCGCCGGGCAGCTTTCCGAGATGGCCCGTCAGGTCAGCGCAACGGTGGGTACAACGGGTGCAGCCGCAGACGTGTTGGCTACGTTGGCCGGTAGCGGAAAACTTGCAAGTGGCAGTTTCGTCGAGATCGCCGAGGCGGCGTTGGCGATGGAAAAAGCCACCGGTAAATCGGTGGATGCAACGGTCGCTGAGTTTGTGAAGATTGCTGATGACCCGGTGGCGGCTGCCAAGTCGCTGAACGAGCAGTACCACTTCCTTACCGCGTCGGTGTACTCGCAAATCGTTGCCCTGAAAGAGCAGGGCGATGAGATCGGTGCAACCAAGCTGCTCAGCGACACATATGCCGATACGATTCAGTCCCGATCTGGGCAAATCATCAGCAACCTAAGTCTCTGGGAGAAGGCCTGGAAGGGGGTGGCATCTGAAACCCAGAAAACTCTGGATGCTTTCAAGGATATAGGTCGAGCCGAGGAATCGGCGAAGCGAATTGTTGAACTGACCCAGAGTGTCGCCTTCGCACGCAGCGCTTTGGCCGCAGACCCTGATGACACCGACGCCAAAAAGAAGCTGCAGAACTCTCAGCAAGAGCTCGAATTCCTTACCAAGCAACGGGATACCCAAGCAGCAATTGCTTCTGCCGCAGGACTGTATCAGCAGACTCAGGACAAGGCGCAAGAAGCACAGCGCCGAGTCAAAGCGCTCTCTGATTCAAACCTCACGAACGAAGAAAAGCGTAACAAGCTCATCAAGGAGTATTTGCGTGACGTAGAGGCGATCCGAAAGGCAACTCCCAATGATCCCTCTGTCCAGGCTGATGTTGTTACCAAAAACATCCAAAACATAAAGGACAAGAATAAGGACCCGGCCGCCGTTGCGGGAAGCGTTGACCTGACAGGTTTCAACAACGCGAAAAACGCCCTGGCCGAAACCCTGGCCTATTACAAAAACGCCGAGAAGGAACTGGAAGCCTCTCAGCGCGCCGGCGTCATCTCGCAGGCGAGTTTTACCGAACAGCGCGTCGGCTTGCTTCAGCAGCAAGCCACCGAAGTTGCCCAAAGCTATCAGTCGGAAATCGATGCGCTCGAAGCGGCCAAGACCAAGAAGGGAACCACTGCGGCGCAGGTCATCCAGATTGATCAAAAAATCTCGGATGCGCGCTCCGCCATGGTCAAGGCGCAGCAGGACAGCGACAGCGAACTGGCAATCATTGCGACCAATGAAGAAGGTCGGCTGCGCAAGCAGACACTGGCGGTCAGCACGTACACCAACGCTCTCCAGCAACAGGTCGAGACACTTCGGCAGCAGGGTCTGCGAGCTGCTTCTGGCCTTGGCCAGGGTGATCGGCAACGTGGGCTGACTGAGCAGCAAAACGGAATCGACGACAAGGCCAACGCTCAGCGCATCGACCTGGCCAACCAGTATGGCGATGGCTCGCGCGGTATGAGCCTCGATGAGTACAACGCCAAGCTGAAAGCCGTCGCACAGAGCCAGCAGGACCTGCGCAACGTGGTCGTGGCCAACTACGACGACATGACCTCGGCACAGGGCAGCTGGACCGCCGGCGCATCGTCGGCTTGGGAGAACTACCTGGAGTCATCGCGGGATGTGGCTGGGCAGACGAAAAGCATGTTCACCAATGCGTTCAGCTCGATGGAGGACGCCATCACGCAGTTCGCCATGACCGGGAAGCTGTCGTTTGGCGACTTCGCCAAATCTGTGCTCGCCGACATGGCCAAGATCGCATTGCGGCAAGGCAGCTCAGCGGCGCTCAGCGGCCTGTTTGGCTTGGCCGCATCCGCCGCAAGCTCTTACTTCGGCGGCAGCTCATCCACTTCACTGGGGGCGTCTCAGGCAGGCTACTCAAGCACCTACTTCCCGCAAGCAAAGGGTGGTGCCTGGTCCGGCGGCGTACAGATGTTCGCCGATGGCGGGGCTTTCACCAACAGCATCGTCAGCAAGCCTACAGCGTTTGGCATGGCCAACGGCAACATGGGTATCGCTGGCGAAGCCGGTCCAGAAGCGATTGTGCCTCTTGCCCGAGACTCACAAGGTCGTCTCGGCGTTCGCGGTGGCGCCAATTCCAGCACGGTCAACGTCAGTGTGACGGTGGACGCCTCCGATGGTGGTGGAGCCTCGCCTGATCCGGCGCGCCTGGCAGAAGCTATCAAGGTCGTCTGCCGTCAGGAAATCGCAACTGCGCGCCGTAACGGCGGGCAACTCACCTAAGGAGGAATCATGCTGACATTTACATGGCGGGCAACCTATGACGCCTCCCGGGTGATTACCCCAAGGGTCAAGGTCATCAAGTTCGGCGATGGGTACGAGCAGCGGCAGGGGACCGGGATCAACCGGCAGCCGCGCAAGTACTCGCTGATGTTCAAGAGGGTCGATACTGAAATTGATCTAATTGACGCCTTCCTGATCGCCCGAGGCGCCGTCGAAGCCTTCAACTACACGCACCCCGGTCACCCGATCGGGGTTTTTGTTTGTCGGGAGTGGACGCGGACCGATGTGGCTTGCGGCGTTGACAGTATTTCCGCAACTTTTGATGAGGTGTTCGAATGAGTGAACTTCAAGGTCAACTCGCGCTCGCGAACGGCATGTCGATCTGGGAAGGCTTCGAACTGGTGCTGCCCGACCAGACACTTCGCTTTCATGCGGGCGTGAACGAAACGCTTGGCTCGGTTTTTTGGCAGGGGAACGTCTACACACCGTGGCCGCTCAACGGAACCGAGTTCGCTACGCCCAGCCAGGGGGCGCCGGCCCGCCCGAAACTGCAGGTTGGCAACTTCGGTGGAACCATTTCCGCACTGTGCAGACAGTACGAAGACCTGCTTGGCGTAAAACTCAAGCGCCGCCGCACACTGGTCAAGTATCTGGATGCGGTGAACTTCTCCGCCGGCAACCCAAACGCCAACCCAGCCGAAGAGTACCCGGTCGAAACCTGGATCATTACGCGGAAGGCCAACGAAACGCCGGCCGCCATCGAGTTCGAGCTTGGTTCTCCGCTTGATCTGCAGGGCGTCAAGCTTCCGCGTCGGCAAGTGGTGGCCGGCACTTGCCTGTGGGCTTACCGATCGGGAGAGTGCGGCTATGGCGGCGGCCCGGTGGCCGACTATGCCGACAACCCAACCAGCGATCCCGCCAAGGACCAATGCAGTCGGACCATGAGGGGCTGCAAGAAACGCTTTGGCGAAAATGGCGAGCTTCCTTTCGGCGGCTTCCCGGGCATTGCCCGCGTTCCGAGGTTGTGACCATGAGTGAAGTATTCAATAAGTGCCGGGCTGACGCCGAGGCGCATGCTCGCGCAGAGTACCCGCGTGAGTCTGTCGGCCTGGTCGTCAGCGTGCGCGGCAAGCCCTTCTATGTGCCGTGCCGAAACCAGTCCGAAGAACCAGATCACTTCATTTTGCACCCAGAGGACTACGCGTCAGCCGAAGATATGGGCGACATCGTCGCTATCGTGCATTCGCATCCAGATGCCGGCCCTGAGCCGAGCTTGCACGACATCGCCAGTCATGCCGCCAGTCGCATGGCGTGGTGGATTGTCGGCCTAAAGGATGGCGTTGTGACTTGGCATGAGATGCTGGCCGCCGGCGAAATGCCGCTGGAGGGCCGAGTATTTGTCCACGGTGTCATCGACTGTTACACCCTTGTTCGTGACTACTACCGCCAAGTGCTTGGCATCAACTTGCCGGACTTCCACCGTAAGGACGACTGGTGGCATAACGGCGAGAACCTGTATGTCGATAACTTCGCCAGGACCGGCTTTGTTCCGGTCGATACGCCAGAGCAAGGCGACTTGATTGTCATGGCAATCGGTAGCCCGACACCGTGCCATGGTGCTGTCTGGCTGGAGGGTGACGTCCTGCTGCACCATCTCTATGGGCGCCTGAGCTGCCGCGAGATCTACGGCCGGGCCTACCGTGAATGCACGACGCATATCATGCGCTACCAGCGATAGGCCCTGTTTTTGCGTGTATCCGGCCTGTTAGAGTCGCTGAAACACATGGAGGCTCAACAATGCGGAAAACTCTTACTGCTCTGGTGTTGGTTGCGTTGGCTGGTTGCTCAACCAGCCAGGTGACCGAGGACACTGCAATCCCTGTCCCATTGGATAGGGTATACGCTGCTCAATTTGCAAAAACTGGGGATTCGGGCGGAAGCGCGGAAGTTGTATTTCTTCGGGACTCTGGATTCTACGGCTCTGCATGCACCCATGATGTTTACGTCAACAATACAAAGGCATTCGCTATCAAGGACGGCGAATTTATACGGCTCAAGCTTGAGCCTGGGTCTTATTTCTTCCGCCTAGAGACTGGTAATGGTCTGTGTCCGAATATATCCACCTCGCAGGACGCAGAGCTAAAAGCTGGCTCAAAAGTCGCCTACCGGATACTCCTCCCATCTGATGGAAGCCTGAGACTTACCAGAATCCGATAAAGATTCTATTCAAAACAAACCGCCTCCTGATGGCGGTTTTTTTACGCCTGGAGAAAAGAATGAGCGCCGCAGCCAATGACACGTCCATGACCACCATCCTGCTGTCCGGCAGTCTGGCTAAAGCCTTCGGTCGCGAGCACCTTCGTCAGCTTGATAGCGGTACGACCAGCGAGGCATTCAGTGCGCTGAAACACACGCTTGCTGGATTCGAGGACTTCATCCGTGATTCTGCGCGCCGCGGGCTTCGCTTCGCCATTTTCCGCAATCGCCAGAACATTGGAGAAGGCGAGTTCAGACTGAGCGGAACCACTGAGATTCGTATCGTTCCAGTTATCGCCGGAAGCAAGAGTGGAGGGTTGCTTCAGACAATCGTAGGGGTCGCACTGATTGTAGTTGGCGCAGTTTTCCAGCAGCCATGGGCAATTAGTATGGGCGTCGCCCTTGCCCTTGGCGGCGTCGGCCAGATGCTGACGCCAACACCGTCATCGAAGACGGGAAGCCAGCAAGAACAGGCAGCCACCGAGAACAAACCCAGTTACCTGTTCAACGGCGCGTTCAACTCGACGCAGCAGGGCCTGCCGGTCCCGGTGGTCTATGGCCAGATGCTGGTCGGCTCCAGCGTTATTACAGTCGGCACCTGGTCGGAGGCTCTACCGGTATGAGCGAAGTAATTGTCGGTAGAAAGGGTGGCGGGAAGGGTGGCGGAAGCAGTAGCAGCAGTAGCTCCGTGCGCGCCGCCGTAGAGGCGCCGGATAGCCTGCGTTCGCGTCAGCATGTGCGGGTGCTGCATGCAATCTGCGA